GCCTAGATACGTGCACAGTTGGACAGCAGTTCCTACCCTTGTTAAAGGGGCAGGTTCTCTGCTGACTGTGTCACCACCTTATGACGCCCATTAAGGTCAACTCCGTAGCCCACTGCCTCTATTGAGCATAGAGAGAGTGAACAGAGACCCATCCCAGCCTGTTTTTCAGCTGGGGCCGCTGCATAATGCCGTGGGACCAACGAGTCGTTGGTTCAGGGCGTTCAGTGAAGTACTGAAGTAATGCAGTGTCGTCATTGGTTGCGGTTTTGGTTACCTTCTGCCGAAGCAGACGGACCATAACCTCCTCTCGTTGCAGGTCTCGATTCCAGCGCCTTCGCAGGTGGCTGTTGTCGATTCCGCTTCGAGATTGGAAACCAGTGACACCAGATCGCGTATCTACCATCGCCAACTGGCTGCATGGTAGTGTCCACGAGAGTCGTTCTGAAGCACACATCAACCACCTCTTGTAGAGGTTGTTGACTGTGCCGATAACACTCTCTAGCGACTCTGGTCCGCCGTCGTAGAAGGTCTTCCAATAGACTGGCGTCACGTCGACGCCTCTAAAGGAGTCAACACCACAACTCTCTCTGAAGTTTGCACCCCAGAAGGATTTGTGGACATTGACCTTGAAGTGAAGTACTTCAAGAGTTTCTACAAGTAGCTCCCTACAGTCGACGGGGACGACTAAGTCATCCCCGAAGACGGCCACCGACCCGATGAGGGACCGGATGGTCTTCAATGTGATCGGCTGGCGGCGTTCAGTTAGAACACACGCTAGCGCAATACAAAGGAAACCAAACGATTCGACTGGGAAGGTACATGCATTTCCCATCGTACTGAATTTCTTCAGTGCAAACAGCTCCGGCACTTTACGTGTCAGCAACTGCTTGCAAAGACGGGTACGAGACGCTCGTAGGCTTCTCAAAACCTTCGGATTGCTCCGAAAGAGTTGACCCACGAAGTGACAGGAGACGCGATCACTCGCTGCTGATAAATCAACAGTAGCAAGCGCACCAGTTCTGGACCCAGCTTTGCAAAGCTCTTGGTTAGGGATTTGATCGTTGAAACGAACAAATTGACCAATCCAAGTCGCTTTGCTTCGCTCAGAAAAGTAGTGCAGCAGGTTTTGCTGACACCACTGGTTCTGACTCGGCTCCGCGGCGATAAGCCGCGGTTTCGAGAAGGACTTCGGAACAGCCACCATTCTAGAGTAAGGCTCGTGAGAGCTAAACCCTTGATCATGGCGACATCTGTCTGCCCAAGCCGTAAGACTATGGAATCCACAGTCTGCGATTGGGTACTCGAGTTCCAGCGTGTCGCTCCAGCCAGTCCAATAGAACTTATTGGACGGGCCAGTGACTTCTGAAACAGCACCTGGGCCGTGTTTGTGCCTCCAATCGCTAGGATCGTAAGGTCCCAGCGTGGTGGCAAGGATGCTTGATATTTTATCAAGCGCCCCCAGACAGGCCGACAACCGGGCCCGCTTACGCGGATCCGGATCAGAAACTCGGGCTGCATAAATTGACGATTTACTGTAACCACAGTAGACCGCCTCCTCTGCGGCCGCAGAAGGGAGTAAACCCTCCTGTTGAGTTTCCGACTCCGCTGAACTCCAGAACCTCTCTGGTTCTGGCAGCGAATTATCAACTTCGAAAAAGTTAACCACTTCTAGGCTAACCTTTTCATCACTGCAAGGTACAGACGCTTTCTTGGCACCAAGTAAAACCTGGCGCAGAAGAAAGATTGCCTGGCTATCGCAGTCAGTCCGCAAACAACCGTCCTCGTGAAACACAAGTAAGTAGAGTCCCCGAAGAAACTTCGGAATCACTACTCTGCCTGAGTACCTCTTCGTCAGAGGCAGCCCAGACAGTTCGTACTTGCCGTTATCTAAACACCTATCAAGGTGCTTACCCACGGCCGGGAGGTCTTCGAGAAAAACTCGAATTCCCCTCGACTTCACGAGGGCTAGGAGACGGTTGAGATCTCTCTCAAATTCCATCTCCAACGTAGGGTACGCTGACGCGCAATCTCTCATGAGACTCGCGTAAAAAGCGCTCAGTTCCTGAACATGGCATTTAGGCATACGCAAGATTCATTCTTGAGATGTGCCCCATGCTGTTCGGCAACACACCACCAAGATGGGATCATCGAAATACGCAGAGGCCCAACGAGGGCTTCCGTATTACGATTCCCACTGCACCAAGCTGTTCAGAAAGGCATTCGACGTCAGGATCATGAGATCCGCGACGCCGTCTGCCAGTGTTACAACTGTGTCGCCGGGCTTGCGCTCGTCGACAAAGAAGAACTTCTGATAGAACTCGGGCACCGTATCCGTCGCGAGTGTGGTCTTCACAACTTCAAAGTTGTGCCGATCATACATCAGACCCGAAGCCGTCTTCACTTTCGTGTGACGGATTTTCGCGGTCCAAACGATGGTTGAGGTGCGCAGAGCGTACTCGGAAGAGTACGCATCCTGATTGATCTTCACAAGAGTGATGTCACCACCACTAATGGGAAGAACGAGTGTGTTACCAAGCATAGGAACTAGGACCTTTCGTTGACTAGGATCTAGGTGAGTTCTACCTAAAGGCGTGGAGCCTTTAGGATCGCCAATGACCCAAGTATGGACATCCGCCCCTTCGAAAGAAAGGGCAGGTGAGGTAGGGGAAACGGTAGCACGGGAAAGACTGGATGTCTATCCTTACGCTCCATGGCAACACGCCAGCCGCCCGAAAGGGTAGCCCACGTGGAGCCGACAGAGTGGTCAATCTCTACGTTATATTCGCCTTTAGAACGGCGCATGACGCAGATACGACCCCAGGTAAGTCCGAGAGCGTTGTTGGAAGCAGCGATTACATCGTTGACATTCCCACACCAATCGGCTAGCCAGGACCAGGGAGTTAACTCCCAGGCCGTGGCTAGAATCTCATGTGAAGTGAACCCGGCCGCGATTTGGCGGCTCAGCAATTCCAATTGCTGATCAGTCATGTCGGGATTTAGTTTGGGGCCAAAAATGGCATCCCAAAGTGGATCACTTTCGGTCAGGGCGAGTTTCCACTCGGCTGACCCCCACACCTCAGCGGTGTAGGTCACCTGAGACCAACCTTCGAGTCCGTAGTAAAAGGAGTGCAAGAATTTGCGCTGCCTTTCGGACTTCTTAAGGTACTTACCTAACGAGCAACGTTTCCTGATCGTTTTACCATCACGTAAGTTCCGGAGCTCTTTAAAGCGCTCATTAGCTGCTTTAATGAACCCGTACATCTTACGCAAATCTCCAATCAGAGGCTTAATGCCCCAGCGCCACGACAAGTGGCCTGAAGCAATGTGGTTAAGTATACGGGGAAAAGGATTCCCACGCATACCTGCAATGGCTTGACCGGCCGTTGCGGCTGCTTTCTTGACCCAGCCACCGGGGGAGCTAACTCCCTTCAGTGACCTGGCTAAGAAATCACCTCCACAAGCTCTGAGAAGAGCAGGGAACTCTTTCAACTCACCCATGAAACTAGGCACACTCACATGGGGTGTGCTAGGGTTCGTCTGGGCAAGTATCTTCCAGGCAAAGTCATGGAGCTCACTAATAGTGTAGCCCGGAAACTCTGATCTGGGGTCCGGAGGCGCGGGTTGGTAGTCAACGGGGTAATCTACAAATTCAAGTAGATAATTCCCTGGAGCCCACCAAGCTTCGAGCTTACCGGTTAGCGAAGGATAGAATTCGAAGACAAGTTTGTGTTCGAAAGGATTTGCACCCTCTCGATTACCTACAATGTCGTCGCAGACTTCCGTCGCACCTTCATACTTGTTGCCATGCGCGATAATGTAATTGGGATTCCAGCCTCGGTCCCATAGGGAGCCGAAATACTGGACTCGATTACCTCTCTCGCGGTGGCGAACTGTCATATGAAAGCGGTTCCTAGTGTAAAACGTTCCTCAGGAGTGCCGGATGGCAATGAGAGACTGATCACATCAATCGCCCAACTCTAGGCCGAAAGGCCTAG